ATATCTCTTTGTTTTTCTCTTTTTAACTTCTGGCTCTTGTGTCTGATTATAGGGCTTTATTTCAAGCATTAGTGTTTTTACTGAGCCATCCTTCATTTTGGATTTCATAAGTATGTCAGGGAAGTATCGATGATATCTATTGTCTACTGGTGAGATATAGGGTATGGCTATTTCTTCTGATGACCACTCAAGTATATTGGTGTTTTCATCAAGCCATTTAAACACTTTTAATTCCCATAAGGATCGGAAAATTATGTTAGTTGGGTCACCCTTATACTTTTTAGGGTTTTTGGGTGTAAATTTACCTTTGTATGTTTTCATATAAATATATATAATCATCTTTAGGAATAAAAAATGTCAACTGATTCACAAAACGATTCAAAAAAAAGCGCAACGGATTCTTTTAAGGATATTGCTGACACATTTAGAGAAAAAATTAAAGATATTGCTTTACCTGAGGATTTTAAAAATGGATTGACTGGTCAAGATTTAGCACAGTCAAAGTATAATTTCAGTTCTCTAGTTTTTCCTAATGATATAGGATTTGATACTGTAGGACATTATATGGTTATCAATATAAATGTTCCAACAAAAATAGATCAAACGACCCCTGCTGGTATATTTTCAGGTGATCAATTCACACCACTTGAGCCAATACAACGATCTAAAGTTGATGTGTTAAGATATGGTATTGCTGCTACTTATACTAATGGTGGTAAAACATATGGTCCAGCAACTCCATATTTTAATTTGAGTAATAGTCCTAATGCACCGTTTTTCAATGTGCCTAGGTTTACAAGACGAATAGAGCAATCTATAGCTGTTTATATGCCAACTCCTCTTATTTTCAATAGTCAACATGCATATGAAGAAATTTCATTAACAAAACTTGCAGGTAAATTGACAATTGGAGCTTTAGCAGGTACAGCATTTGCAACCGCTTTTTGGGGGTCTTTAGCTGGTGGTCTTACTAAAGCTGCAAGAGTAATAGCTGATACTGCAGGTAAAGCAGTAGGTTCATCAACTATTAGTTCTATTGCTAAATTAACTGGTAATCCAATTAATCCTATGGCTGAGATAGTTTTTGCAAGTACACAAGTTAGACAGTTTGCTTTTGAACTTCTAATGGCTCCAAGGAATGAAAAAGAATCGATTAGTATAAGAGAGATCGTAAAAACACTTAGATTTCATTCTGCACCCGAAATAAACACAAATACATATGGATTTACTTGGATACCACCTGCTGAATTTGATATTACCTTTTTCAATAAAGGCGTTGAAAATGTCAATATGATTAGAATAAATACTTGTGTACTAGAAAGAATAGAAGTTGATTACGCACCCAGTGCAGGTACTTTTTCGACTTTCAGAAATGGTCATCCTGTTGCCGTTAGATTGAGTTTAGGATTTAGGGAATTAGAACCTATTCATAAAATGAGAGTAGTTCAAGGCTTCTAAACATTTAAATAGGAAGAGAAAATGCCATTATCAAGTTACTTTGATTATTTTCCTAAAATAACTTACGATATACAAGGAAAACAGCTATCAAACTACAATGTAACAACAAACATATTCTTTAGATTACGTATTATAAGATCAATACTAAGCAATATTTCTAGTTATTATGAATATTTGGTAAAAGATACTGATACTCCAGAAATACTTGCAGATAAAATATACAATGATTCTGGAGCTCATTGGATCATACTAATGGCTAATGATATGATAGATGCTCAATATGATTGGCCATTGAATTATACCGACTTCAATAAATACATCATCAAGAAATATGGTTCAATTGCTAATGCTAAAACACAAATACATCATTATGAGAAAGTGGTCACTAGAGAAGAACAGCTTTCTGGTGTAGTAACTGAAAGTAGATTTGTGATCAATCATAGCAAACTTACCAACAATACACCGGATGTTCCTTATGATTACTATGATAATCTACCCGAAACTCAAGAATTCAACACATATAACTTACAAAATGGAACAACGGTGAATGAGGTTATTAAACGTGATGCTATAACTTGCTATGATTATGAATCTCAATTGAATGATAATAAACGAGCAATCAAGATCATCAAACCAGTATATTATCCACAGATTATGGAAGAATTTAAAAAACTATCTAAAGTGAATGAAGCTCCTTATATAAGAAAATTAGTATAATATGGTAGACACAACATTTCCTTCAAATCAAGATGAACTTGCGGATATATCTATAGAAGTTGAAGGTGTTCCTCCTGAAATAGTTCAACAAATAACATGGGATGAAGTATATCTTGGAGAAAGTTTATTGACTCCAGGATTACAAACATCAATGAGTTTTATGAGCTATTTCCACAATATACCTATCAAAAATCTCGACTTATTCAAAAATAAAATAGCTTATATCAATATAGATAGACCTATTTTGAAAAAATTCAATCTCAAATCAAATATGGATATAAGACAAGTTTTATATAGATTATCCAATCGTGAACTATACAATAATAATGTAGAAACATTCACTTTTCATTTATGCGATCAAACTCTACTAAATGATGCAGCAACACTAGTTAGTAAACAATGGAATTGCACTACACCTTCAGCTATAGTTGAAGAGGTATTGAGAAATTGCGCCGGAGCACCAACTTTAAAAATTGAATCTTCAGATCCAGCTAGAGATTATAGAGCAGAAAATATACATCCATTTCAGGTAGTTGCACAACAAGCACAAGCAGCTTTAGCTAAAGGTAATGATCCTTCATTTCTACATTATATGACTTATGAAAATTTTGGCACACATAATTTTAGATCACTAAAAGAGCTTTGTGAACAAACCGCTGTAATGAAATTTTTCTTCACAGAAACAACATCGAGTAGTAGTTATGCTAATCCTTATGGTATCAGGACATTTTCTTTTCCTTGTGACTTCGATCTATTATCTGATATACTCAATGGTATAAATACGAATGGTCAACCTTTGAATACTTTATTCACATTTAATCCTGTCACAAAATCTTTCAATCAATTTGGCAATTCTGGTAGTGGTTGTGGTATAGGAGCTGGTGTTGTTAAACTAGCACTATCGAATATGAACTCAGCTAAACAACAGAATGCTTGTCCAGACTATACACAAATATATATTCAAAAAAGACAAGCAAGAATGGCACTATTAGAGAAAGACAAGATTGCTTTGAAGCTTGTTGTTCCTTGGAATCCAATTTTAAATGTTGGAAAAATAATAAATATCAACTTACTAAATAAAGAAGATCCATCAGTGAAAAATTATGGTTCCGGCGATTATCTTATTGTAAATATGGTACACAATATCAAAAATGGTGGATATGCGACTACATCTATGGATTGTGTTAGTACAACAGTTGGACAAGGAATAGTGTAATAATGTCAATTAATCAATTTCCATATCAAAATGGTCCAAAAATTATAGCAAAAAAAGATGAAAATGATTTGGACGGATTTCCAGCAGGGTTATGTAAATCAGTATCTCCTGTAAGAGATTCGCCTGAAGGATATAGTATAGATAAACTAAAGTTCACTACTCATATTTTACCCGCTACACAACAGGCTCTACAATCAACCAGATTTGCTGCTGAATCAGGAACTTGTGTATTAGCTCAATGGGAAACAGGATTACCTACTACCGAAATAATATTAGGACAATATAATCAAGTAAATAATCCAGAAGCAGTTGCTGGAAATAGTGTGGTAGGCGAATGGTTAAAACAATTAGAACAAGTGTTATCAGGAAAAAGATTACCTCCTAATCTTAAAGAATCTGTAGATAAGGGAGCAAGAGTAGTTATTGCCAATGAGAAAAATCAATTTCATAAACACGCACACACCAAAGGTCTTGATGTTAGTTTAACTATTGCTCCACTACTTGGGCAATATATGCCTGAAATTAAAAATATAGAAACAGCAATTCAACAGTTTGCCTCTATACCTACACAAGCTCTATTATCTCAACTTCCAGGGTCAATCTTAAATCTAAGTTCTTTAATCAATAAACTTACAAATTCTCAAAGAAGAAGGGCAACACAAAATATGCCATCTTCTGTTGCCACCGCTTTTGAAAGTATCACCACTCTACTAACTCAAACAGAATCAAGCGGAACATATCTTACAAGCGGTAGAATACATGAAGAAACTTATGTAGAAAATATGATCGATCTTCTATCACAAGTAACTAATCTTCCTGATTTAATTACTGTTGTCCAGAGACTATATGAAGACGAGAGTATTAGAGGAATGGAAAAATATGCCAAACAAGCCTATTCTGGATTATTAGCAACAGTAAAACTAAATGAACAAGGTGAACCTGATAATGAAGACGGTATAACATATCTTAATTTGAGTGGTATTGTCGATGATTCTATAATTTATTTTGATGATGGATACAGTTTGAATATTAGTAATAAAACTTACATTGTAGTAACTGCTGATCAAAATTCGAATCAAATAAGTGTATATCCAACAATAAATCAACCATTAACTAATGAAAAGATTAATGTTTACTTACCTGTTGCTCAAATAGATGTTGAAGGTCCTTACGGCCCTATGACTATGACTATGGATATGAATGGTAATGTTAGTCCAAATAGAGAAACTACACAGAAAATACAACAAGCAATAGGCGCTTTAGTCGGATTAATGAACTCTGCACAAGCTGGCGGCATTGGACAAAATCTATTTGGACCAGCAGCAGGTTTAATGAGTAAAGCACTACAATTTATTCCAAATAATATAAGAGCACAACTTATCAGTGAAGTTGCCAATAAAGCAAAAACATTTATTGATCCCTCTATTAAAAAACTACTTAGAGGTCAATATCCAGGAAAACCAGGAGCCTAATAATGTCTAATGATGATCCCGTTTCAAGTAGAAGGAATCTGCAGCCAAAAATAGATGAACCTATTGATCCTAAAAAACAAGCATTTGAAGGCGATAAGTATTTTGCGGAAAGAACAAGATCAGGACATTTAATAGCGCATAGTGATGTTCCTAATAACGAATTTATGATATGGCAACATCGTGCTGGTCAATTTATGGCATTTCGTGAAAACGGTTCTATTCAAATTCGTGCTAATAGAGGTATGCATACCTTTGTCTTAGGTCAAAATCATCAATATATTAGTGGCTTAGAAAGTAAAACTATCGTCGGCCAAATGGGTCTTAGAGTAAAAGATAATAGTTTTACAACCTTTGAAAAAGATAGCACTCAAGTCACCAAAGGCGATTCTATCGTAACAAGTAAAAATAAAGCAGAAGTTGTTGCTGAACAAAGTGATATTGTCATGGGATCAGGGACAACAGTAGCAAAAAGTGGCTATAATATTAAAGTCACTGAAGGTTCTATAGGGCTCAATTCAACTAAAGGAGCAAGTTTAAAATCGACCGAAGAGTCTGTTTCTATATCAGGCAAAAAAGCAGCTACTATTGAAGGCGGAAAATCAATTGCTTTAACAGCAGCTAACGATTTACACATTCGTGTAGGTAATATGGACATCTTTATTGATAGTACCGGTATTTGGATCAATTCCAATCAAGCAGAAACAGCAGAAGGCAAATGGGAATCGACAACATCAACGACTGCAACTAAAGAAAGTAAATAAATACAATCATGGTACAAAAAGTAACAAGAAAATACGATTATTCAGATTTGGATCTTGATTTTATTGCTCATCCAACAACTAAGGATGTAGTAAAAAAAACAGGCGTTGATGCTATTAAAAGATCAATTAGAAATCTTATCTTAACTAATTTCTATGATCGCAAATTTCGTCCATATATTGGATCAAATGCACAGAAAATATTATTCGACAATATCAATCCTTTGACAGCGATATTTCTTAAAAATTCTATTGTCGAAATAATATCAAATTTCGAACCAAGAGCACAATTAGTAAATGGAGAAAATGCTGTAGTAGTCCAAGTAGATCCTGACAATAATGGATATGATGTTAGAATTTCATTTACAACGATTAATAAAAGCCAACCAGTAGTCATATCATTTTTCTTAGAAAGACTTAGATAAAAATGGCAACAGAAAAAACAGCACTTAGAATTACAGAACTTGATTATCTTTCAATTAGAGAAAATCTAAAGACATTTCTAAGAAGTCAAAATGAATTTCAAGATTTCGATTTTGAAGGTTCTGGAATGGCCGTCCTTCTTGATATACTTTCCTATAATACCCACTATATGGGATACTATCTCAATATGGTTGGGAATGAAATGTTCCTGGATTCCGCTCAATTACGAAATTCAATTATTTCTCATGCCAAACTAATGAACTATGTGCCTGGATCACGTCAAGGCGCATTGTCACGTATCAATATCAATGTTACGCCTTCCAATACAGAAGATGCAAATAATACATCACTCACACTAGAAAAATATACTAGATTACTTGGATCAGATATAGATGGTGTCAATTACCCATTCGTTACATTATATTCAAATACAGTATCCAAATCAGGACAATCATTCAATTTCTCCAATGTCTATGTTAAACAAGGTGAAGTCGTTACACTACAATACTTAGTAGATCCAACAAATATTACTAGAACATTCGAAATACCTTCACAGAATGTTGACACCACTTCTGTTGTTATTACTGTTCAAGAATCATCTACCAACACTGACATAAAACTCTATACACAAGCATCAGATATCACTGAGATCACAGCCAATTCTATGGTTTATTGGCTTGAAGAAAATGATACACAAACATATTCGTTCTATTTTGGCGATGATCATTTAGGTAAGAAACCTAAAGATGGCAATATTGTCACATGTACATATCTGGATAACGTAGGATCTATTTCTAATAATATCGCAGGATTTACATTCGTTGATCCTATTGGTGGTATCTATAACGATAATGTATCTGTTACATCCGCTGTATCTTCTTATGGTGGGGTAGAAAAAGAAGGTATAGATCAGGTCAAATTCCGTGCTCCATATTTTTATACCACACAAAACAGAGCAGTTACACAGAACGATTATCAAACACTAATTCTCAAAGACTATAACTATATCGATTCTGTTGCTGTCTGGGGTGGTGAAGATAATGATCCTATTGTTTATGGTAAAGTTTTTATCTCATTGAAAACCAATGGCAATTATGAACTTACTAATTTCGAAAAAGAACGAATCAAATCAGAACTTATTCAAAAAAGAAATGTATTGACCGTTACTCCTGAGATTATCGATCCTGATTACGTATTTCTGATTGTCAAGGGTAATGTGACATATAATCCACAATTGACTTCTTTGGATTCTGGCGCCTTATTGAATTTGGTCAAAGCAGCTATTATTGACTATGCAGATAATGAACTTAATTCATTTGATTCTACTTTCAGAAAATCTAAACTACAACAATATATTGAAAACTGTGAACCATCTATCACTGGATCTGATATTCAAATCTATGTGCAGAAAAGATTTTTGCTAGATACAATCAACATAACAACATATAATATCCAGTATAAATTACCTATTCGTCAATTACCTCACAAAGATAAAATGACATCTTTCCCACAGATCAAGGTATATGACAATAGTGGTATTATTAGAAATGTATTCATTGAAGAAGTACCAGAAGCCAAGACAGGTATCGAGACAGTCAAGATCATCGATGGTGGCCGGTCATTCACCAAGGTTCCTACAGTGACGATCCTAGGCGATGGCAGGGGTGCTA